CCCCCAGAACCGTACAGGTGCCCGACTCGACAATCTCTCCAGGGTTGGCCACTACTCGCATACGGACCCGCTCTGCAACTTGCAACCCGCCGACAGAACCGAATGCTTGGCCATCCTCTTGTCGTTGGGACATGATGCCAACCAAAGTATTTGGATAGGGCACGTCATTAGCAGTGGGCCCGTGATAAACCATCGATCGAAAACTCTCCGCGCGAACCGCGTAAATCCGCAGCCTGGTTTCTGTGTTATCAAAGGGCCGATAACAACGATTGTCTACCAACGGAAAAACGCCCCAGTTTTGCGGTACGTTCTCCGCGTTTGAAAACTGAATTACATCATTCCCCGCCGGCAGAAATGTTGCCGCATCCAAAACCAATTCACTCGCCTTGGCGACAAATACCGCGGTCTCTGCGTGGACATACTGCTCCAACCCGTAGCGATTTGCCTGCGTCAACTGCTCTCGCAACAGTGTCAGGTCAATCGTGTCCTGACCGTGCGTCAAGGAAGCGGTGATGCCGAACGCCCGATCAGCGGCCGGCATCACCCGCGCATTAAACGTCTCCTGGAATCCCACTAGTCACCTACGCTGGCAAATTGACCTCAACGCCCCATTCGAGGATGTCCAGATTGTCGGTGTTAGCATCCGATGTTTTCTGAATCTGCGCGTACAGTTGCAGCCCGCTAGTCGCGGCCGACATATCGAACCGCGTGCCACTGGCAACTCTCCGCAGCGAGCCGATGTCGTTGGCGCCGTAGAAGCCGAGATTCGACTTCCGGCCTAGCGACAAACTCGGCGGCTCCATCGTGGAGTTGCGCTCCGCGAAGTTGATCTCGAAACGCTTCCAAACATCGGCGAGAGTGAGCCCTGTCGCCTTGTCGTCCAGGTCCGTAGTGCCGTCGTCGGTCTCCACGACTACGACGTTATCACCGATGCAACGGAAACTGGCGTGGTTGGTGAGTGAGTCAATCGCATCGTTGCGGGCACTCGCCAAGCCAAATGCAATCGACGTTGCAGAATCGAGCGTGGCCGTCGTCTTGGCAATGAACCACGCGCGAATGATGTCGTCGATGTCGAACGGCAACACGTCGCCCATGTAGAGGCAAAGGTTTTCGACTTCCGTGCTGCCAGCGAGCAATAGACGCACGCCACCGCCTAGCAAACCGCCAACCGTCGGCGCACCGGCCGCCGACGTGTCGGCAATTGTAAACGGCGTACCCACCCCGCTGGCCGTAGCGGGAAACGCCAAGTGACCACGGAAATCGTAACGATACTCTCGGGTTTGTCGGGACATGATACTGATTCCTTCTTAGGTTCAAGGACTGCCTGTTTGTGGCAGGCGTTGAAAAAACAACTCCGTGGGCGATTAGTTCTCGCCTTTGTTTTTAATGGCATACCGCCAATTCTTCACAGCAACAGCGACTCGGCCCTCGATCGACACCCAGGTCGTCTTGCGCTCAGGGTCATACCACCGCTCGCGCTTGCCTTGCTCGCCGAAGCCGTTGAAGTAGCCGCGGACGACCGTGGCGGTGTTGAGCTTGGTCGGGCTACGCAGGCCATACCAAACCAACAGCGAACTGGGCCGCAACTCACTCTCGGGAATGAGCTTGATAAGGCCACGATAGATGCCGACGTTCGCCGTCGTGGCCGCGTTCTTGGGCTCCAGACCGCCCGCATTGAGCGGCATGAACGTGCGGCGCGCTTCAATGTGCGGCGTGCCGGTCGGGCCAAACCAAGTGTTGAGCGTGCCACGCACCCGGCGACCGGTAGCAATACCGCCGATGTCGGCGTAAGCCGCTTCCATCAGCGCCCATTGGGCATCCGACGGCACTGCGCCGCCACTGTCGATGTCGTTGTCGTTTGTGGCCGGGTTCGTGCCGCTGCCGGTGTCGGCGCGGTTGGCAAACAAAGCAGCACCGTCAAGCAGCGTTTCACTCGACGTATAACGATCGAGCACGAGCCGGTTCTGTGTCACCTGCCACGCCTGTTCAAGACCAAGCATACCCTCAGCAAAGGCATTCAGGTCATCGTTGGCCACCAGTACGGGCGTCCAGCCCCACTTATTTCCGAATCTGCGCAGGAAGATGTAACTCAGCACTTCCTCTTGTAGGCCAAGTTCCTTGAACTGCTCGGCATCCTGCAACTCGTCAAGTTCCTCGACGATGCCCTTGTTAATCATCAAGCCAGGCTTGAAGTCATTCAGGCCGCCGGGCAGCAACGCCGAGACTTCGGCGTAGCTGTAGTCCTCGTCCAGTTCGATCGTGTCGAGATACTTGCGTGCGAGACTCGACAGGATATTGGGGAAGTCGCCGGGCCGTGTGGCCGGGCCACCACTCGCCTGAATGTAGCGCGAGTTTTCCTTCTCCGAATAGAACCCGTAGCGCTTTCCAGGAACCGACATTTCCATCGCCTGCTCGGCGAGGAACTCGCGATCGGCGTAGTCGTCGACCTGGACACCACCAATCCGCAAACACTCGGCAGCGACCGCCCATAGCGGCTTGTTGACGAGCTTCGCGGCGTCAGCCGACAACTCGATCTTGTTGCCGGCACGGTAGACCTGCGAGTCGATCGTATCTTTGAACCAGCGGTCTGCACCTTCACCCGTAATGTTTACGCGGTTGCTGGGGATCGACGGCTCACGCGCAGCGAAAATCTTGGCCCACTCCTGTTGAGCGGAGTTGGGATCGAGTTTCTTTTCACATGCATCCAAAATCATTTCGGCGGTGATAACCTTCTCGCCGACCACGCTGTTCGCCAACTCAGCAGCCGCCTTGAGGTCTGCAAGCCGGGCTTCCGACTGCTCTTTGTCGTGAGCCGTCTTGACGTTTTCAGCGGGCTTGCCGTTCGTACCGGCAACCATGAGTGGAGCCGCCACTTGCTCAAGCGTTGCCACTAGAGAATTGGTGGCTTGCAGTACCTTGAGCACTTCGGCTTCGTCGCTAGGTACTGTATCGCCACGCCCCGCGCACCAAGCGCTGATCGCAGCCTTGCAAATCGGGTCCGATGCGTCGAGCGAATCGATAAGGCCCAACGCAAACAACTGAGCTTTGATTCGCTCGTTCATCACACTACTCCTCTGGGTTTTGGCCGCCGTTGCGGCCGGTTCGTCGTTTTCCTCAACCGGCGTCGTGTCACCACCCCCGGCTGAAATGGATTCCAAGGATTCTTCAAAACTCTCCACAACGGCGTCGACCATTCCGCGGCCGATCGCCATGTCCGCGCGCATCGAATCGCCTTGGCCGAAGTCTTTGACCACAGCCGCCGCGTCGATGCCTCGATAACGGGCCACGTCTTCAATAAACGGTCGCCCGTAAGAATCAACAAACTGTTGAATCGTTTTGGTCGCCTCGTCGGACAGCGGCTCGTAGATATTGCCGTGGCCTTTTTTCGGCGAGTCGGTATTCGTGAACACCTTGGCGGCAATGCCCAGCTCAGTGAGCATCCCGCTGTATTCCATGTGCGGCATGATCGTGCCGACGCTGCCAACTAGAGAGTCGGCCGTCGCTTCGATCCGATCCGTCGCTGCAGCCATGTAGTAGCCTGCCGAACAGCAAACACCTTGCACGAAAGCGCGAATCGGCTTCTCGCCGCGAGCTTCGTAGATCATGTCGGCGAGCCGCTTGCAACCGATTGCCGCACCGCCAGGCGTGTTGAAATAGAACAGGATGCCCTTGATTTGGTTGTTATCGAGCGATTGATTGAAGTCCCGCTCGATCAACTGGTAAGAGGCGGCGCAACCCCAGCGGACCATGAAATCGACTTCGTCTCGCAGCACACCGCAGACAGGAATGACCGCTACGCCGTTGACCAGCTTTGTGATCGATTCAGGGTGGTTGCCAAATGACAGGGAGGCCCGCACGGCTTCCAGATCGCCCGCCTCGATCGCGTTGCCCAGCGCCCCAAGGGCCCGCGCGTCAATAGCCCACGGCGAGCCATTGAACTCGGCGCGGAGCTTAGCCAGCTTGCGGCGTTCGGCTTGTTTGCTACGCGGCATTGCTGGTATCCTTCTCTTCCGCAGGCTCTTCCTTATCCTCCTTGTCCTCCGTTTCGCTGGCACCGCTCTTGCTGAAATCGAGCGTTACGCCGAACATCGTGGTGACCTTCCGCTCCAAGGCAATCTGCATCAGCACACGAATCCAATGCTTGCCTGTTCTGGCACACTCTTCCTTGTACGTGCTTAGCCCAGTCCGCAGCCGAGTTGTGCGCGCTTCACCCTCCTTGAACGGGTCCAACAACTCGCGGCCGTTTCCGATCGCATCGAACCGCTGATAGGTTCGCCGACTGCGACGAAACTCTGCCGGCGAAAGAGACTGGAACAGCCCACCCGCAGCCGCCATCGCGTTGAAGTCTTTCCGAACACGCAATGCAGCATGTGTGGCAAACCAGTGCTGCAGCGGCTTAATGTGTAAATCCTCGTCGAGCTTAGCCCCGCGTGTCGATGAGAAATTCGTTCCCTCATAGTCACCAGTCGTGGTGTAGTAACTGACGCCCGAAGCGGCGGCGATGTCGCGGTCTAAGAGTTTGATGAACGAATGCGCCTCAGCGTTTGGCCGTGTCTGGCGAATCATCTCAAACCTCTCATCCGATGCGAATGTCGCAGCTACGGGGGAGTGACCGACTTTATAGGTGCGATTGCCGTGCTCGTCCGAATCGTCGAGCCCGTCGGCAAAGCCCAGCGGGCCTTGCGACTCAACGTCGTTCAGGTACGCGGCCACGGCGAATACCGCGTCGACCGCAGCCGAACGAATCTCGCTGTCCATATAAGAATCGCGATCCCAGATTGATTGGCCACAAGCGTCGAGCCACGACACGCCGAGCGAAGCGCTAGGCCGGTGAAAGATCGCCAAATCGATTACGCGCTCGGCTGGAATCCGCATCCGGTTGCTACCAGCCGCCAGGCCAGCCCCGACACCCTGCAGGCCAGACTGCACGATGCCAAAGAAATCGTGCGGGTGATCTAGGTAAATGTGATAGGCCACTGTTCGATTGTCGCCGTCCAACTCCACGCCTCCGACGATTCGGCTTTTACCCTTACTGGCCGGGCGGTCCTGCGAAGCGTCGAGTTGCTCGCGTTCGATGATTTGATAAGCCAGCGGGACTAAGCTGTAGTTGCGACGGAAGCTGCGAACCAATAGGCCGTTGCCAACCGACGCCGACTCGGCCATAAGCATGCGCTGCACTTCTGGCCACGACAGCCGTCCCTCAACATCGAATTGACCTGGATCGGTAGACCACTCCTCAAACAAGTCGTCAGACTCAAGAGCAAATGTCAGCCGCGGGCCCAACTCGCCGGCCTGCAGCGACTCAAGTTCAGTGGCGATCTGGAGCATTTCCGACGGCGCGAACGGCCAGGCGTAGGTCTGCATACCGGTGCCGACGACAAGATCAACGAGGGAGCTGATGATCCGCTTGCCCTGCGCAGTGTTGCGGATTAGATCGCGAGTCCGCCGATGCATAAGATCATGCGAACCGATGATCGCCGAGTCACCGCTGTAACCATGCGGCTGGAAGTGTTCGCTGGGTCGATCGCGTCGGGCGAGTTTATAGGCTTCAAACGATTGAGCAAGAATCGTGCGGGCATAGCCACGAGAGCCGGGCTTCGGCTTGCTTGCAAATTGTTCTTTCAGCCATCCAAACATCTATCCGTCAACCCTAGTCATTGGTGAGAAGATGCGCCGACCTGCGGAGCGGCCAGCCTTCGCTTCAAACTTCGTAATGACAGCTTCCAGTCGATCAATTTCTAGCTGCTGCTGCCGCCGCTCGCCCTCCGACCATTCCGTCGTATCCGTCTCCAGAATCCGCAGCAGCGAATCTCGCGCGGCGTCAACGATCTGCTGGTCGGTTGCGGCCATAGAAAAAGCCTACGGTTTTTCCGTAGGCTTGCGGTATATCCAAGTTACTAATTTAGTAACCTAGCGGTCGCCGACGTTCTCAGTTGGCACGGTCTGTCGGTGAGCAAACTGCGCGGCAGCAAGTTGTGGAACCACCAGCGTATTGGACTTCCACCCACAACTGGGGCATTTCAAAACCACTTGGGCAGCGGAGGAGCTAGCGTCATCGCGTTCGCAATACACTGGCTTATCGTTATTACTACACCGAGAACAGCAAATCGGATTCGTCGGAACTACCTGCAGGTATTTTGTTTTGATTTTCTTGGCGGTTTCCTCGCACTTCGGCACTGGGCATGCGAATCGCCTAATGCGTTCGCTCTTCTTACCTCCGCTAGCCTGAGCCATCCGGCAATGATGTTTCTGACAATAAGGCACGCCGTCGTTATCGTCGCTCGGATAATCCTGCACGGGCAGGTTATCGTCTAGTGAATTATCCATTTCGTCGATCATCTTGCTCCTACTTCCTCTACGGGTTGTGCAGGGCGCCGCGCACGCACAAGCGGCCTGGCCCCTGGATTCTTTAATAGTCGAATACCTAACATCGCCGCGGCCACGTCCGCCATGTAGCTGGCGTCCAGGTAGTGGTTCTGCACGCGGCCAGTCTTTACCTTCCAGATTCTGCGCAGCACACCACGCACGATGTCTTCACACTCAATCTCAGCCGTAAGGTGACGCGCGAAGGCGAAGTGCTCTTTCGCGTCGTGTGGTAATCGCTTGTCGAGGTACTTGCGCTCCTCGTCTCCCACCTGTCCGAACAGATAGGCCGCGCCCGGCTTGCCCTCCGAAGTCAACCACCGCGCATGCTCAAACGACTTCCAATGGTCGGCCGCGCAGTTTGCGAGCCACACGCCTTTCTCTTGTTTGTCCAGCCGCCAGCTAATGCCGTCGCCCGGCTTGCAGGTCGGCGTTTTCTTGAGGGCCGGCGAGAAAGTAGGACCGACGCAGCCTTGGCTCTTGCCACGCCCCTTAGCCGGATAGATACCAAGTCCGATTTTCAGGCAGGCTGTGTAGATCGCGTTGGTTAGCCAACCAGAGTCAACCAGCGTCAGCCTCACGGGGACAGGCTCATCGTCAGTCGTCCTGTAAGGATTGCCTTTCAACTCATCCATCCGCGAGAGAACCGTGCGGTAAATGGCCAACTCGACGCCCTCTTGATCCTTTTCGTATGAAGAGGCGTAGCTGTCCGAGAAGCCGTAGTCGATAACGTAGTTCGTCGCGTCCGACCGCCACGCTTTGACGACCCAATGCAAACCGCGCTGCTGCACGTCGATGCCGTGCGTGAGGATATTGCAACCGGGCGGAACCATCGCCCGCGGGTAGCCGCTCAAGCGGCGTTGGATTTTCTCAGCCGTGATACCGGACTCAATCGGTCCGTCTTCTTCTGGCGGGTCGTTCTGGTACTCCGTATTGAAGTGCTCCCAGCCGCGATCCGCGATCAGGTCGAAACACGCCTGCAGCGCCGACTCTTGGCCAGGCTCGCCGTCGGCCAGCGGACGGGCATCGTATCGGAATGGGTTGGTGACAACCGCCCCAGCGTCCATCGCTTCGCGGTTCTCCAGATAAAGCTCGTGTGCCTTGCGAGCGTCGGAGTCATCTTCCCCGCGGCCTTGCCGCATACCGATATATTCCTCCCATAAGTCCATGCGCTCCGGCATGGCCGACAAGAGCTTGTGAGTCTGACCGCGCCAACTGGGCTTCTGCTTACGGTCGGTGAATGTAGCCGCCACACACTTCCCGTTGATCTTCGTGCAGAGCATCACGCGGGCGATCGTCTTGTCGGGCCCAGCTAAACCGCCTACGTCTTCCTCGATAATGTGAACCCGAGTGTCAGTCTGCAGCTCGCTACGCGCGCTTTCTCGATCGTCGATGTCATCAAGAATTGCCAAGTCTGGTCGCTCGTTCCGAATGCAAAAACCACGAATCGGTCCCTCGATACCAAGTGAGGCAAATATCTGCCCACGCGCAGCCGATTCAATTCCACCCGTCCAGCCGCCGAGCCACAGCGTCTCGCTGGTGATCGTCGGAAAGATCACGCATTCTACACCCCATTCCAAATTCGTGTATTCACCGAAAGCGGTTTGCTGGCGGGCCCGGCTAGACCAACCACCCAACGCTAAGAACGGCTCGACCACCTCGGGGAAGTCGGCGCGCAATAAAGGGCTGGCGCGAATAGCATCCTTGAGATTCCGTAACTCACGAGATGCACGCGGACCGCTTTTTGAGATAATCAACGGGAAACGGATCAACTGCGCCAGCATCAATTCCAGGCCGACAAATAATGCTGAGCGCGTCTTCCCGTCACCACGCGGGCCGGCAATTGCTTGGTCCCCGCCGTACTGCGCCGCGTGCCGAATCCCGTCAACCATTTCCCGACGAGTTGTCGTAAATTCTTGAGTGAAAATTCCGCCAAAGTAGACTGGCAAAAACTGGTACGGATCGGCCAAGCAGTCGCGCCGCCGAATTGGATCGGCCACTTTGCTGATGCGTAGGTCGCGTTCGGTGGCTCGCTGTAGTCGCTTCCGCTCAGCATCGCTAACCCGTGTGCTCGTATCTGTAACCATAATCAAACTAGCCGGACTTTCTTAAGTACACCCTCGATGAGCGTGGCACACGCCGCACTAGAGTTGGGGGAAGGACCCAAGGGGGCAAACCCTATAAAACAAGGCACTTTTTGATGTCTCACTGTGAGACGAGAATCAAAACACACCTTGTTTTCTAGTGTTTCTCATATTGATACGCTACTAGTAAACACCTGGACATTTGACGTAAGTCCTTATTCTCAATTTGAAACACTGCCGGATTCCGTCGTCAGTCCCTGATCTTGACGGGCAGTTCGATCTCCAGTACTTGGCCAATCACAGGCGCAACCGCAGCGGTGAGTGTATGATCCTCGCCGTCGACGGCGGCCGTCGTGTCAAGTTCGATCAAGACCCATGTCCTGTTGACTGCGGCGTTGTTGATCGCAAGTGTGCCGGTTGTACCAGCGCTGGCTGCGCTATCGCTCACCCCAGCCAGCCATGTGTCTCCGACCAATCGGTCCATCTTGATTGCAACGACCACCTGCTCTAGCCCTGACCGTAGATAACACGGGCGGTTGGAGCCTGTGGTGCCGTCCGCTCGGCGGCTGACCTCGAAAATAAAAGCATCCGCCGGCTTAGTGTTGGCAAACGGGCCGGACACGTTCAGTGCAGCCAGTTCGGCGCTTGTCACCGCGTCGAAGGCCGTCAGTGCCGCATCGGCAGCGGCTTCGACAGCGGCGGCGTCTGGCAGTGCCGCAATGTCCGCAGCCAGGTCAGCTGCCGGCGTGCCGATCTTCGGTTGCATGTCCGCCGTGTCGGCCAAGGTGGCGTCTACTAACAAATCCAACCGGCCGCCGTCCTCCCAGTCGGTTTGTAGTTCGGCAGTGTCCACTAGGATCGCCGCCGCATCCGTCCGTGTGTCCTTTGCGTCTTTGTCGACAAAACGCAAATAAGTCAAGTCGCTCACCTTGCTCGTGTCGAGTGTGCAACCCGCAGCTACTACTAGCCCGGCAGTGCCAGAAAAAAAGATATCTTCTCGCGTGCCTGACCCAGCGTTGGCCTCGATAAACTTGCAGTTCGTGACAGCCACCAGCGGCGTCGTGCCAGTGCTCGTCACCTGAATCACGCGCGTATCGCCCGTGCTTGTGCCCTCAGTGACGGACGCCCGCAACGTACAACTCTCCAGCGTGAGCGATCCGGCCGTTACCAACACCGCACAAGTCGCGTTGGTCCGCTGGATGGTGGTTGCCGTATTGAGCGTGGTATTTCGCACATAAACGTGGCCAGAATTGTCGCCCGCATTATTAATGAACAGAGACTTAGCATCACCCGATCCGACATCACCAATGTCGCCCGAATTGGAAAAATAGCAGTTGTCGACAATCGCCTGCACGTCGCCGTCAAACTCGACCCCCTCCTTCTTCGATACGGCCCGCACGCCGAGCACCTTTACGTCGCTCGATGCGCCGGAAAACCAAATCGGCGCCCAATCCGCGGTCACTAGGCACTCTTCTAACGTCACATGGCGTTTACCTGTGGCGTAGACTCCATAGCCAGATGCGTTGCTGTTCGTAACCTTCAGTTTTCGCACTGTACAGTGATGGCCGAGTTGTATCGACGGCGTCGCGGCGCTCGTCGTAATGTGCGTTGAATCACCCTCGCCTTCCAGCGTGATGCCTGGGTTAGAGACAAGCGAAATCTCCTCCGTATAGTCGCCGGCCAGAGGCAGGATAGTGTCACCGAATTGTGACCGCGTAATCGCCTCAGCCGCTGTCGCCAGCGGGGAATCTTTGGTGCCAACATTGCCGTCGTCGCCACCCGAGGCTGCGACATACCAAATCCGCCCGCCGCGTTCGTTGTATACGATGCCTTGCAGCTCATTCCACTTGCGGGCGGAAATAACCTCATACGTCTCCCACACCGGGACCGCACCCGCATCGATGATCGACAGCTTGAGTCGCCCCAGTGTCGCCGTATCGGTCGCGTCCAGGTCGATCAGGTAGTCGCCGTTGACGTCGTAAGGCGCGCCGGCGTCCGATGTGCCCTGGTCCGCGCTGGCCGCCGCGTAGCCAGCCCCGTTTTTGTTGAGCAGCACGTCGGCCTTCTGGATAGTGAGGCCATCTTCCAGCGTCACACCGTCCGTCGCATCAACAAACGGGCCGATTGGAACCGTGACGGCGGTGGATTGTTTAAGGAAATTCATGCTGCCCTTCCCCTGCGATAGAGCCCAATCTTCACGGGCACTAAAATAATCGGCGGATTGTCGGCCGCGTCGAATACCGGCGTGCCCTGGTCCGACATTGTGAGCACCGAGCCCGACTCGTTTTTCGCCGCCACGCACGGCTGGTAAACCACCAGTGCTTCTTCGCCGGTCAGCGACAGCGCATTGGGCGGCAACCCGCCGGCGAGTTGTAACCACTGTGCGTCGGACAACGCAAAGTTGTACGCGAAAGGATAGCCCAACTTCCCCACGAACGTAGCCGTCGTGGCCGCCGTGCCCGCCGAGGCGCCAAGCCGCGTGCCGTCCACAGCATCGGGCGTCCGGTCCGTGGTGTTCTCCGTGCCAGCCGTGCCGTCCAGGTAGGTAAAGCGGCTCGTACTCAACACTTCGTTCGCGCCGATCAGTTGCCACACGTCTTGCGTCAACGCGGCGGCCGTGGCCAACGCATCGGACGTGTCACGCGCCCGGTGCGAAGCGAGCGCCGTCGTCGTCGCCTGGAACAACTGCCAAAAATCGGTCGTGCCGCTACCCGCTGAAAACGTAAACATCGGCGAGAAGGCCGACACCTGCGACGGTTTTGCCCACACGCCGTAACTGAACGGCGGCCCACTCAGCGGGAACGTCCCGTTGATTAGGTAGTTGCTCGTGCCGTCACAGACCAAGCTCATGGCTCCTCCATCCCCTGACCGTTGACCGTAATCCGGTTATCCCGCATCTTGTCGGGCATACCGATTGGGTTCTCAACAGCGGTTTTGATGTCCACCCGGTTCCGCTGCAATCCCTTAACGCGGGTCATATCGGCCGCACGTAGATTCCCGAAGTCGCCGGTGAGCGTGTTGTCGTGGCCGTTCGTGGCAACGAACACGACGCCCCAGCCGGGGTCTTTGGAATCGGGCGTTGGCGTGTAGCCGCTCAGCATGTGGAGGGCGATCCGCGAGGTGATTTTGAATGCGGGCGTCCCGTCGCGGGCGTACAGGACGCGGGCTGCCAGAATCCTTGTGCCCGCGCCACTGGCCCACACGCCTGTATGTTCTCGCGGTCGTGTTCCGTCGGCCGACAACGGGCTGGCCCTCGTGTCGATTTGGACGTAGCCGACAGTCGTCAATTCGGGGAGCATCAAGCCGGCCGATTTTGCTCTAGTCCCGTCGCCCCAGTATCCTTTGATGCGCACGTAGGCGAAGTAGCAACCGGCCGCGTTCACCTCCCAGCCGCCCTTGCCGTGGTAATCGTCGATGTAGAGCTGGCCGCCAACTGTACAAAGTTTGTCGAGCTTCCCGCCGATGCCGCCACAGTTCCAAGTATGCAAGTTTTCGAAAACCATCGGGCTCAAGACTTCAATCCCGTTGTCCCGAATGTTGCCCGCCGCAATGTCGCCTGTGCAAACGCCGTCGCCACACGCCAATACGATGCCTCTGAGCGCGTTGGACACTTCCAGGTTCGCAAGGTCGTTGCCACGGTTGCTCAGCGAGGAGGTACGTTTGATGTGAAATCCGGTCCCCTGAATGTTTCTGGCCTGGCAGTCCCGCACCGTTGAGCCGGCAATGTCGAGTTGATAGGCGGTTTCAATCGAGGCCAGTCCTACGGCATCCCGCTTCGGGTCGTTGCCGGAAAGCCGGCCGTAGACCGTGACGTTTTGGATAGAGCAGTTTTCCGCCTGGCCGTCTGTGACCACCACGGGACCGCCCTGGAAGTCTTGAGCAACATGGAGGACGCAATGCTCTAGCCGCTCGTTTGAATGCACGACAATCGGCTTGTGGACCGTGTACTCGCGGACTTCGCCGGGGTAGGGCTGTGCGCAGGCGGGTGGTTCGGCATAGCTCACCACAAGTGGCAATAGCAGCAGGAGTGGCAGCACTCGGGTCATTTAGTTCGCTCGCGTTCAATAACCTTCAGGCGTTCCTGCATGCCAGCGATTTTTTCGCGGTTGCTGACTTGGAATTCGTCGTTCTTCTCAAGCTGCGACTTCATGTTGTCAATCGTGCCTTCAAGCAGCTTGGCCACAGTGCCGATTTCGTTCTGGAACTTTTCGTCGATCCCGCTCAACATCGCGTTGACTGCCGACCTGAATCCTTCTAGCTTTGCGTCAGCAATAGCATCCAAGTCCCGCATTTCGCGTTGCGTAGCCACGTCCTGGCTCACAATCGCTTCGGAGTTTGCAGCCGCACGCGCCTCAAGAGCATGTAACTTTTCGTCTACTTGGCCTTGCTGGTAGGCATCTTTCTGCCCGTCCTCGTGGAGTGTCATTAGCAGCATCTTTACGTCGCCGCGCATTTCCAGCATGGCCTGACGCTGAATCTCGTTCTCCGCACGCATTGGCGCATTGAGGGCGACGACGCCCAAAATCAGCGAGAGTAGAATCGAGGCGCCAGTTAGTGCCTTCATGCCCGTGCCGTTTGTGCCGTTGGACTCGTTCATTTGTTTCTAATCAGGGCCTTGAGGTCGCTGAACTCTAGCTTCATATCAGCCTTCAATTCTGAATGGAATCTTTCGAGCGCGGTTAGGCGCGCTTCGAGGGCAGTGTGTGCCGACTTCTCGGCATAGATACGCCCGTTCTCGACGTGTCCATTTGCGTGCGGTTCTCGACGCGGCACAAACTTGATAATCGCGGCAGTCAGCGGGGCGCACGCCCCGACAATCGCCGTGGCGGCTGGCCAATCCATGAGTCGGTTCCTGCATAATGTGGTCACGGGGTTATTCCTAACTCCCCAAATTGTCCCTGCCAGTAAAAGTCAATGCGCGCCTGGATTGCTTCCCGGCAATCGTCCTCATCTGTTCCTGTTGCGCTCAAGTCGTGGGCGCCTCGATATTTCGCAGTCGCCACCCACAGCAGCGGTGCCACTTGTTCGATCGACACTGTCCAGTGTCGGTAGGTTTCCATGGCCCTATCGTGCCGAAACAACCTCCGGTATTTTCACGGCATCGCTTTTTCGCGAACATCCGCTGTGATGGACACTTTTCTCCGAGCGAAACCACAGCGGCCCAGTGCCATTCCAAGAGAACGTGCAAGGAGACTCGCCGTAACAAAATCGACCGCCACAGTATTCGCATCTGGAAAACGCCCACCGCTTGAAATTCTGCAATGAATGAATCTGGATTTTCCAATGCCACAGATGCCACCGCGGGTGCCGATACCATGGGCGATTTGCTGCCAGAATCCCCCGCGCGATGCTGCAAACAATTCCCATAAAATACTGTTCACGCTCATCCTTCATGTCTTTTTTGAAGTTGGTGTGGTATCCAGGCTCAAAACAAAACATATCCGCCGCATCCGTACAATCTGGAAAGTGAATGGCACGGGCCGCTAATGCGGCTGCGAAGTCGTACCTCACTTCAACGTCTATCGCTCTGGCCACGCACAGAATAAGACCCCGATACATAGCCTCAGCCTCATGCCTCGTACCCGCCCACTTGCGTCCGCTCCGCTTGAGATAGTACGGATCGCGGGCCTCATTCCAAGCCAGCGATTGCAACCGACTCCGCTGAAAGTCGCTCAACCTCGGATGGCTCCATCCACAAGAATCATCACTGCCACCTTTCTCGGGATCGACATGCCAAATTGTTACCAACGTCGGCCAATAACGATTGCCGTCAGGATAGCGGCCTGGCCACGGTCGTTTGATAGCGAACGCAACAGTCATTGGGTCGTGCATGATTTTCCTTTTAACTCCGGCAGAGAAATCATTTCCATACCGACAATCTGTGCCCGCGGAATACTGAAAGTTCCGGCAATCTTTCCGCAATAAGGCTCCCACGCTACGGACACCGAAATAAATTCATCGTTCTCCACAACCAAAAAGCCAACCGTTTCAATAATCGGGCAGCCGATTTCTTCAACTTCGGGAGGTAACGCCCAGGCATCGCAGGACGTGCAATCTTTCCACCGCACGTAGACAGGTTTGGGCATCGCCAATTCTTGCATCAATCCTCCATAGCCGGCGGTTGCGTCCCTGCGGCTGCTGTGAGCAGCCAGCCCCCGCCGGACGGTACTATAAAGCCTCCAGGATCACCTCCGTGTTAGAGTGGTGAAGCGGGGAATGATCCAAGGGGCTCTACTTCATCCTGGATTTTTCATGCATAGTTCACCCTACAAAACTTCTCAGCGTCCGCCGTAGATTGGCCACCGATGCCGTCACAGTCGGCGTCTGCGGGAATTCATCCGTCGGCAGCAGCCCGTGCTTGCCTGCCACTCTTCGGTGCAACCAACCGAACGTACAATCGGCACCCTTCTCGCCGATGGCTTTTTGCATTGCCAAACTCATTGCGCCACCCTTGCCGGTCGAGTAGCTGTACTGCTGAGGCTCGCAGCCGGCGTAAATGATTCCATTGCGAAGTGCCCGCATCTTTGCTGGCGGAGTCGCTTTGTGTCTGGTACAGCGTGACAGTGGAATCGTTCGCGCGATGCGCGGGTTCCCCCGCGGCATTCCCCCCGAGTGGCACGTATCGAGCAACGCCACCACGTGCGTCTTAGGCGCCCGGCGGCGTAGCAGGTCGTTCGATTCAAAGTCATACAAAAGCTCCAAGTCGTCGCAGACAATCGCCTCATGCCACACGCCGTTGATTTTCTCGCGGGCGCCGTGCTGGCTGAATAACAGGATGCCAAGGTCGCCCGGCTCCAGGCGGTCGAGCCACTTGCGGCCAGCTTTTACGATGCCGTTACGCGAAGCCTTCTTTCCCAATAGCAGCGTGCTGCTGGCGCAGTACGGCTCGAGGAGCTTGCGCCAGTTGCGGGCATCGAGAATGCAATCTGGAAGGGCGTTCTGAGTCCCTTCAAAATTCGTAGCCACAAATAATGCGTGAATCGACATAGCAGCGTTTTTTGTAAAGCCGGCCCCGCCGTCCGGGAGGTCGCACGGGACCGGCTGAGTCACAGGTAGCGAGGCTACGCGAAATTGTTTCTGTTAATCCCCGCGCCCAGCCCCCGGATGCAAAAGGGACCGGACGCGAGGGGGCATCTATTGGGGTTGGTCCTTTTCCGGTACAAGCACGGCAAGTTCTCTGAGGATGTCTCGGATGGATGCACTGGCCTCGTCTTTTTTGGTTTGCTTCTGTTGCAATTCCCCCAACAGTCTGGCTACCTCGGGGTCATCGTCAAAGTTGCGAGCCATTTGGTTACACCTTGATGCCGCTGCTGCCGACTTCCTCGCCGATCATATTGGGCGAAGCGCCTGGCCCACGCGGTTCCTCGCTCGGGCGGACGCCTTGAGCAAAGTCGACGCGGTTGCGGTCGCCGTGGAAGATTTCCAGCAGCTCTAGCACCTGAACGTAATGAGCGTACATGCGCATCGAGTCGTCGACTGTGATAAACCGGCTTTGGAATCGGCTCTCTAGCCGCGTCCAGGCCACAATAGCTTCGTCGATCGACTGCAACAGAATGAACCCGTCGCCACTACGGTAATTGAGTTGGCTGTTGAGTGGGATGTCCGTATCGGTGCCGTCGATGGCCCACGGCAACTGCCGGAGTGGACCCGAAGCATCCTGCACGCGATCGCCGCCGAACGGCTCGGTCTCGCCAACCAGTGGAGTTCCCGACGGCTGCCCAGAAAGAACCGTGCCGGTGATGATGTTCTTGGTGCTGATCGCTTTGGCACGATACTCGTCGAGTGCGGACTTGTCCGGCTGGTAGGTAATCACCCGCCGCCGCTTGTCACAGTTCTGCAAGTGCTGCATCAGATACAGCGCGGTCGTTGTGTCGACGCCGCCGCGCTTCTGGAATTCGTCGTTGCCGATAATCTGTGAGCGCAAATCAAAGAGCGCCGACAGGGCAAAGATGATATGCCGATTGCGCAGTTCCGTCATCGCATCCCGAAATTGTTCCACGCCTGGATCGCCGATAGGCATTACTTTCTCCTTGTGATTAGATTAGATGCTGACCTTTGTTTTTGTGGGGGCAAGCTTGTTGAATTCCCGATCTAGCTCCCAGAGAAGTTCGCGCGACCAGTTAGCTTTCGCCGGATCACGCTTACTTTCGGAGTAAGCTTCGAGTCGATCCCGGATAAAGCCTCCAACAATCGCGTCTTGTACCGGATCACGTCCGTCGAGTCGCCGAAGTCGTAAAAGTTGCTCACCCTCACTAAGGTCTCGCTCGATTGGCTCCTGTGCTGATTCTTCGGTTCGTTCGTAGAGTCGAAAGGAGCCGCCCGCGGTGGCGGGTTCCTCCTTTGGCGGTGCCAAGCCGCCAGAAATGTGCCCCGATAAGCGATTTCCCAATCGCCTGCCGATCAACCAGCCCGCCCCCACGATCCCCATTCCAATCGGGCCACCAATTCCCAATGCACCGGCTGCGAGCTTACCTGCCGTGGCACCGAGCGAGCCCGTGTCCAGTGACGGCAGCCAGCCGGGCGATTGTTCAGGCGCAGTTTCTTCTGGCAATGCGGCCTGGGGCTCTCGCGGGAGCACTGGTTTAATGACAATGGGCGGACCTGTCTCGGCCGGAGCGGCCTGGGCTGGTGGGTCGATTTTAACTGGCGGTGTCGCCGCCTGGGGCGGCGTAGTTTCGACTTGCTGCTCACGGGGCAACTCCGGCATTCCTTGGCCGTACTGCCCACTGGGAGGTACGACGGTTTGTGGGCGGTTTGGAAAGCACGAATCTAAGAGCCGGCGAATGCAAATCAACCGGGCGCCATACGTGTAGCCACCGCGAAATCCGCTGTCAGTCGCCGAGATAACACCCACAATCAACCCGTCCTGGTTGACCATCGTGCCGCCACTCTCGCCGCTAATTCCCTCTCCAGATACTTCAAACCAGTATTGGTTTTGAATCGCATACGACGTTTCGCGTGTCCTCAGATATTCGGCATTGGGAAATCCGGCAAGGTAAACCTTCTCACCGCGCTGCGGTTCGTGGTCGGAAATGTTGAAGTATTCAGCGCGCGGCGAGCGGAGCTTAATTAGCCCAACATCACCTTGCCCAATGCCAACGACAGTGCCAATGTCGGTTGCTGTCCCGTCGCTAAAAATAACCAACACTGGGTCGCCCTTGCCTTGCAAACTGTGTCCGCACAAGAGCACATAGCTCGGGTCGCCCTGGATCGAAACAACGGCTCCACTCAAATAATCGTACCCACCGTCAGAGGCGTTCCGAAGCTTGACGATCCGATCGTCGCCCCACGGCTGCTGCGGTTCCAGCGGTGCCGTGTAAGTCTGCCCTTGCGGTTGCTGCTGAACCTGATACGGATTCGCCGGCCCCCATCCCTGCAAGCCTGGATCGACCGGGCACACCTGGCCAGGCGGACATTCGTTTGGTCGGACCGGTACCAAATACTGCCCCGCGCAGACTCCACAGGCGAGCCATAGTAAGAGTGTCAGGACGTAGGGGCGGAGTGTCATGAATGATTCTTTTTTAGTTCATCGAGTTTCTTAACAGCTTGCCGATACTCAGCCTCGATTGCTCGCACAGTTTTAGGCGCAGCACGCTGTGGTCCAATAGTCACTTCGCACCTCCGGGCTTCTCCTGCGGGGGCAGCATCACTGGCATCACTGGCATCTCTGCTGGCTCTAGGGGCTCTCGACACACTAAGCAGCGATTCCTGAACTCACACTCGGGCGGGCACATCAGAGTCGTGTAGTGTCCATTTTTGCAGGCGCACCAACGCCGCGTTGGCGGGATTCTCTTCGCCAGCCGACTCTTGATGTCATCGCAAACCACTGACCACATTTGTTTATCACCGACGACCCACGTTCCTCGCCCATGCGTCTTAGCTATTCCAATCTTTCCATCTGACCATTCACGCACAACGATGTCGCCATAGTATGCGTTGTAAACTGTTTTTACTTCCTTGGCCGGATTCTGTTCCTGTTTGGCGATGCTGTAATCTCTCGCCGCGATTGTTGTCACTAATGCCATACAGACTATCAAAATGGTGTATAAAATTTTCACTCCGCACCTCCCGGCGTCTCCTGTGGGGGCGGGGAAGGGCGGCGTGCCTGTGTCAGCCACTCGCGAAAATCCTTTTCATACTGAAGCTGGACGACGACGCCTAGAACGCAGATCGGAACCGTGCTAACAAGGCACACGGCCGCAACTGGCTTCCACTCAAACAATAGTGCCATAGCAGCAATCAGGAGCATTGCCAGCGCAGTTGTGAATGCTTGCGGCGTGAAGTTGTTTTTCGGTGGCTGTGTCACTTCGCACCTCCCTGCCACCACGCCGGCCGGTAGTAGGCGTAGTACACGACGCGATATAGCGCATCAGGCGTCCACGTTCCAAACAGCGGGCGCCCTGTTGCGAAGCGCAGACTGTCGGCGGCAAGGCTCGTGCAATTCTCAAACGGGAAACCCAGCCAATCGCGGACTATGCCGGTCCCAATCGAAGCCGTCCGCCGGTAAGGTTTGCCCAACTGTGTCTCGGCGTACCATGCGATTCGGGCGCCAATCTCTGGCGTCGGCGGCGGGATGATGACGTAGTACAGTTCGGAGTTGCCGCTGTAGTTCGTCAGTGGCGACTTCACCACGCCGGGGCCAATCAAGGCTTCAATCACGTTGCCATCTGCAGAAGTCACGCCACAGTGGTTCCACAGCCAGCCGGGGCTCGTGTTCTTGGATTCGTCATTCCAGCGCGAGAACAGAAACGAGCCGGGCTGAATGGTTGCCGGATCGCAGGCCCGCACGCGGTGGCAGCCGATGATGATGATGGCTATCACGGCCAACACCACCAGTGCGGCAATCCATTCGCCAGGATAAATTCGTCTGACGCGGGGGATGTGGGTCATTTCCGGCGGCCTTCCTTCTCCCGTGGACACGCTACGTCGGGGTCGATCAGGTAACTCCCCTCGGCTGGCGTGGGTAAAACTTGCGTTGGCTGTCGGGGACTTTCCCAATGCAAGCCGATACACAAGCCAGTCCAGTATCCCACAGCAAGCATCGTGAGCGGCAATAACATGCTTGAGGTATGGCGACATGTCCATCTATCCATCGCTACCTCACAATCCGCTCGCATTTGCCGTCTTTGCAAATTACTCTTTGGGCGGCGCCAGCCGGCTCTCCAGCGCCGCTGTCCTGGGCGCTTCGTCCGGTACATTTCGCGCCGCGCCTACGGCCAATCGTACTGCCGCTCTCACGCTCTGCGCGCACTGGTCGTGCCACTCGTGAGAGTCGTCTACCTCTACGTGCGGCAATCGCAGTTGTGTCCAACTCAGACACTTGCCGTTGCCTTCGGGCTTCAATCCCCAAGGGCGCCCCACTCGCTGATAGAAACCGTGCATCGCACGCACGTTCGACGGCAGCCGAATCCTCGACAACCCGCACAGCCCGCGAAATTCCAAAAACCACAAGCTCCTCGGTAGCCAACTGTGGAACACGCCGTCGGCAAGTATCGCTACCTCGATTTCCAGGCCGTAGCGGTCGAGGGCTGCCGCAAACCTCTTGAGCCCGTTGCCGGCACCCCATGAGTAAGCGCAGGCCACAATCACAAACCGCTCGCGTGTGTAGTAGTTTCGGAGCAGGTGCATTTGACGCGCTATCTGCTGCCAGTTCGCGCTCCACGGATCGAATCGCACGCGCGCCGCCAAGCCGCTGTATTCGTCCAGTTCTGACAGCAGCCGTTCTTTGAGTTGCAGCACCCCGTTCCAAGTCCCCTCCGACTGGGTGAAGCCGCCGATACACTGCACGATCAGCATCACACTCCCCCGCCGGCGGTTCGACGTTGCTCTCCACTGGCGGACCACAGAGGCAACAGGCCACGAGAAATACGATTGCGAAATGCCATTGCATTGGGATTCCTTTCGTCTAAGCGCAACGAAAACGCGGCCGGACGAAAGCGCACCATTTCTGGTGAGAATTCATCCGGCCGCGTTTTGCTGGTCGGTCAATCTGAGTTACGACACTCGCCTAGGTTCGAGCGCGTCAAACTTTACGATGGCTCCCTGATCGAAAGACAGGTTCAACGTCCGTGGTCCACACGTCCGCTGACTAGCTTGGTCTGACAACCATTTTCGGAAATCCGACACCGCTTTGTCAAGCGGAATGTTGGTTGGGCGACGGGGGTGTTGCTTGCTGGCGTCCATGCGGTGCGCTGTGTTAGCCCCCCGTTTCCCGTTCCAGGCGGCGAATCTCGCGGTCGAGGTACCATTTGGCTTTCCGTAGGTCGGTGAGCGCGTCACCCTTTTTCCCGGCGCGTGAGGTATATTTTATCACGTTGCCCAGCGCGAACCCGAATCCCTTGGCTTCGATGAAGTCGAACACTTCAATGCCGCCGGCCGTGTAGTAGGCAGGGTGGTTTACTTGGTCGGTCATGGTCAAATTATTCTCAGTGCCGGGTGCCCGTTCCTCGACGACGACACGCCGATGGTCTTGATGCTCGGTGGCATCGCTCTCTCCGAAGGGGCTGGGCTCGCAACGCGCGAAGCGGCATGGCCCATATTCCGACTCGAACAAATGGCGATCGTTGAGTTGGTCGCCGCCGATTAGCAGCCCGATTCCGCCGCTATCCAGGCGGACGGCTTCCTCGCACCAGTCTTTTTGGCCCTTGGTTCTAGTTTGAATCCACCAGTAGCCTTCGGAGTCCGGCCAGTCGTCGGTAATGGATAGCCGCAACAATGGATAGCCGCAACGACATTGTTGAGGATCATCTCCCCACTCTCCGGTGCGTGGACCCACCAACAATCCGTCCCATTCGCAGCACCAGTGCCAGCCTTCGTCACGCTCTTGTGGCGTGAGGCTTTCGTTGTAGTTTGACATCAACTGATAAAATCGCGCGTTTGTCATGACGTTGGTTCCCTCGCCCCTAACTGTTCCTCTATCGACTGCATGCCAAGCGGGCCGGCGTGGTCGGAAGCCGACAGCGCAATCATCTGAAGGTGCAATCCAATTGCGTTCGCAATCGCGCACAGCTTCAGCGCACATTCGGGGCACACGTAAGATTCGTCTTTCCCCGGCCAAGTAAATCGGAACGTCGCCAAGGCACCACAACCGCCGTCGTCTTTCGTGCGGCATAAGATTCCGAAGCTCATTGCGTCTCCTCCTCGGAAAATTGGCCTGTGCCGTCTGTCAACAACCAATAGCACTGACCGCAGTATTGAAAGTCGACGTCGAAATACGTGTCGTCTGGATACAGGTTGCCTTCGCATTGGTCGCAAGTGCCGCAAGGCTCGTCGTCATCGTCCATTCCGGCTTCTCGGCGATCGTATTCGTCCTGGTCGGGCTCGTCTCGTGGCTTGTCGAATCCCATTTACGTGGCTCCTATCTAAGGGTTGGGCTCTCCAAACTTGGTGGCTTCCAGAAAATCCTCGACGCTCTGTGGGTCGATGCCGCTATTTTTGACGTTGCGCAATCCTTTTCTACATTCGAGAAATTGTTCATTGCCGAGCGCTTCGCACAAAGGATACGCCCACACAACCGTGTCGCCGTAGCGGTTGCGAGCTAGCAAGCCGAGTTTTGCACAGCGTGGAAACGTCATGCTGCTGGTGTCGGTCGTCATGGCTCACTCCGCTCGCCATCGTTCGGTCGTCATCGCATTCAGCCCCTGCAGGGCTTGCCCGCAGTACGGACCACCACAAACACTACTGCCCGCGGACAGGGCCTTGCTCGCCAAGTTTGCACGCTTCGTCGTTTCCATCTCCATCATCCCAGGTTAGTGGGTAAAGTCAGGGTCGGTGTGCGACTCCACGCGGCGCCGGCGGATCGCCGCGTACAATTCCCCGCGATGCACGGCCACTTCGCGCGGCGCCTCGATGCCCAGCCGGACCTTGTCGCCGCGGATGTCGACCACCATGATCGTGATGTCGTCGTTGATCTTGATGATCTCATTCTTTTTTCTCGATAGCACTAACATGATCGTTACTCCATTCGGATCGTGAGTCACAAAGGACCGGCAGCGGTTCGATCCGCTTGCCGCTGCCGGCCGTCCAGTTTCGACATTATGGTTGCATCCGTCGCAGTCGGTGCCGCTTCTCAGTTCGCTCCTTTGGAAATACCATCCCCATCACTACGCCATAGCCGCCAGAAAACTTGAACGCAATCTTGTGCTCTTTCGTCGTCTGCGCCCAACGCGCGTCCGGCAACAAGCTACACAACTCAGCATATCGCAAGGCAATAGTTGTTTTCCCGAGTGTGATTGTACAATCGCACAGCGTTTTGACTTCGCCCGTGCCGCTGCACTCCACGCACTCATCATCGACAGGATCGGTGTGGTCCGTGCAATCCGCGCACGCCTGGAAAGCGTGGCCGGTGTTGTCGCAGCGACGGCACGTCGGTATCTTCGGCCACTTTTCCCAACGCCTTATTTTCAGTGCGTGTTCAATGAGTGTCCCGCAATTGTTTAGCACCCGTTCGGTCGCCGGCATCCATAAGGTAAAGTCCTCGGCATTCACACGGACCAGGATGGCCCCGTTGGTAGCGTAAACGAACGAGCCTTCCCGCCACGGACGAACCATGCCAGGAAGCCTGGACTCCGCAGCGTTTTCGTCGCAGAACGGCAAAAGGCTAATCATGGCTGTTCGCTCCTAACCAATTTCGTCTAAGAACGGCATGTTCAGTTGTCGGCAGCTTTGCCAGATTGCATCGAACGCCGAAAACTCTATCGCCGCTTTTCCATGCCGTCGTGCTACTTCATCGAACCAGCCGACTTCCTTGTCGTGCGGTCGCGTGCGCAACTTCGGCCGCGCGTGGTCGTCGAATACAATCTGTTCGTCTTTGTCTTTTTTCACTTCCAGGTGCGCAAGTTCGTGGTCCATCAGCGCTTCTTTCTGCGCGTCGGACAGAACTTTCCATTGATCGGCGTCGATGCAAATCTCCGCGTCCCCCAGTCCGGCAACGCGGTTTTTCAGTGAGTTCGATTTCACGATCGCCGCGCAGGGATAACCCTTGATCTTGAGTGGTGGCCCCAAGCTTTCACCATCCTCAGTCATGGTTGGGAAGGCCATCAAAACGTCGACGGTTACGCCCGCTTCGTGCAAGCCACCGTGGTATTTCTCCATTACTTTTTTGAGTAGCGAATTGACTTGCTCCGGTGCTTTTTCATACGTTGGCATCGCGATCTCCTTGTTAGTGGGTGTAGCTTTTTCCGTTTACCGCCAACTGGTCGAGTATGTTCTCGACTTCCTCGACGTACCTGACGATCTCTGCGACGCCACCGGCGCGCCGCACTAAATTCCGTTCGTGAATCTGTAGCTTCGTCGGCCGTGCCTTCCCCGTCTTGACCTCCAGGGAGAGAAAACATCCGGCGAAGCAGCCGAGGATATCGGCCGTGCCTGCGCTCTGGAACGCACCGCCCGCGATCGGCTTCGCGTACCCGCCCCGCTTGCGGATCACGCCGACGATCTGCGAACAGAGTCGCGAGTGAGTAGCGTTGTTGTTCATGCCGACACCTTCCAACGATGCCTTTGATTCGGTTCGCTCGCCACGATCAGCCGCTTGCGGGCCCGTGTCGCCGCCACGTAGGAAACGCGGCACTCCTCGTCAAAGCCCTGCGGATCTTCGCACGACTTCGATACGGCAGATGTCGTCGTCGTGAGCCACAGGACATTGTCTGCCTCAGCGCCTTTCGCGCTGTGGATAGTTCCGACCCGGACACTAGGCCGGTGAACTGCGTCGATGCCCCACCGACCGCGGGCCCGAGTATACTCTTCGCCGTGTGCCACCAGAGCCACCCACGTGCCAGTAGCAATCGCTTCTATCAGGCGGGGCAATGCACCGGCTTGGCTCAGATCGGGCAGGTAGAAGCCCTGCTGCTTGCGCGACTGCCAGTGCGCGTCCCAGTCGGCTTTCGTGCCGCGCTCCAGCAGGGGGCCGGCGTCGTCTTTTGACGGGACCAGCTTTAAGATCGCTTGCCACTCGTCGCCCATGATCGGTGCACCACGCTGCAGATCGTACAGCGCGTTAAGCGCCTTGTTCTTGGCCGGCCGGTTCCAGCCGCCGTGTCCGCGCGTGGGACACCACGGCACGCCTAGCTCTTTTAGGCGCCTCGTGAGCTTATTGGCCAGCCAGTTCGTGCGCGCCAACAGCAGCCAGTTTTGGGATGGATCAATCTGATCTAGCAAGTAACTTGTAAATCGTTCGTGTTCAACGGACCCCTCGTGGTCCGATGACTTGATGCCACGATCCCAAAAATCCGAGGCTTCACGAAGAATCGATTCGCCCAGGTTGTGGATCGCGAGCGGGCAGCGAAAACTCTGCGGCATGATCCGTTCCTTCGCCGCAGGCCAGGCGAGAAACAACTTCGGATCGGCGCCGGCCCAGCCGTAGATCGCCTGGAATGGGTCTCCGACGACGTACACCCAATCAGATGATTCAATCAGACGGTGGCACACTGTATCGAGGAGCGCCGACGTGTCCTGCTGCTCGTCAAAAAACCAGACTGGCAACTGCGGTACGTCGCCCGCCGGCTTAGTGCGATCGTGCCCGTTGACGTTGAACTTGTAACCGGCGAAACGGCCCAGGAGATCGGTAAAGTCGGAAACGAAGTCCAGACGCTTGGCCTGCTCATACCGCGTGACGATGTCGGCGACGGCCTCGTAAGGCGGGGTGCGGTTCGAACAGCGGTCGGCACGCTCCCAGGCCGCCATGAGCGGCTCCAGGCGGTTACGGGCCGTCGACCAGAGTTGCAGGGCCAGGCCGGCGTCGGTCGACGCCCCGAAGTCGTTCTCTTCGTCCAGCGAATTGCTCGGGGCTTTACCGACCTCGGCCTCAAGCTGCTCTTCGATCCACCGGACTGACTTCCGGTCGCCGGTGACCATCGCGTCCCGTTTCTCCCCGAGGCACTGAAAGCAAACCGAGTGTAACGTCCTAAACCACCCGTTTTGCTCAAGACTCGCTGCTTGCTCACCAGACACTTCCGCCGCCCTCTCTGCAGCTTCGCGTCTGGCAGCCTTGGTAAACGAGACAAACCCGACTTGGTACGGATCGACGCCCTGCTCAAGTTGTAGCGCCAACAGTCGCATCAGCTCGGCCGTTTTGCCAGTGCCAGCACCGCCGATAAGTCTTGCTATGGTAGGCATTTACGTCAAACCTGTAGCGCGTGTAGCGCTGTTAAAATACGTCGGCGCTAGTCGTAACCTATTAGCTCACAAAATGTTGCGCCATTTGTAGCGCGTAGCGCTTTACTCCGGGCAAAATGTTTTTTGCCCTCGCGTAGTAACTGCGCGCTACGTTTTTTCTACTTCCTGCATGACCTCAGCCGCCTCCCTCAAATTCCGTAACCCCATACGATCTATGACTTTAAACCTCTTGACAGCAGACCCCACACGGGTCTGTTTGGTTGTAGCGCCAGCGCTCCGCAGAACGTCGACAATCTCGCCGTGCTTGATCTTCGAAAGCGTGTATCCGACGTCCTCCAGCACGGCTCCCACCTGAAACCAAACCGATCCATCCGACATTCGAATAGGACGCCCACTGGGGTCTGGGTCGTTTTCACCGACTGCGACCCGTGCCCGTTCGAGGCACCACAGCAGGGACTCGGCGACCACGACGTCGCGACGCTCCTCGGGTTCCGCGGCCACGTGCGTGGCCGACTGGACAAGCTGGCGGGCCAACGAATCGACTCCCTTTCCGCCCATCCAACGGCGATCGAACCGGCTCGGCTCGACCCACACATCGGCTTGTTCGAGCGACTCCCTCCGCACGCGGCTGGCCACCATGAACTGGTCAACCGACAACGTGATGTACCCACCTTGAGTCGCCTCAGCCCACAGCGGCGAATAGAGCCGATACTTCCGCGGTCGGCTCTCGACAATCTCAAGTTTCCAATCGTCAGGTGCCGTAGCCGGCTTGTCCTTCTCGAAGTGTTCGTTTGCATTGAGCGATGTTGTCTTTTGCCGGTGCCGCGACAGGATAGATTCAAACGTCCGCTTGACTTCGGCATCGGGCAGCGGTGGCCGGTTCCGTTCGTTCCAAGCCTGCATGAGTTGATACAGTCGCCCCACGGCGCCGTTATCGAACGGATCGGCCAAGTCGGCGAACAGTTTCCCCGCAAAGCTGGCCAGCGTGTCGTTGCGCTCGCCCTCGACGATGCCTTCGGCAATTCGATGCCAGTCCTTACTCGCTCGCTTGTTGATGTCCAGCGCCGCCGTCGGCTCGTCAAAGTAGTTCCACAGCCACGCTTGCACGGCATCGCCGATGACGGCCGGCGGGCACTCACTGGGAGATACGAGCCATTCGTAGCGCCCGCCATCGGGGTGGATGCTCGGCGGGAACACGCTCTGTGCGGCCTTGCCGCCGTACCCCGTGCGAATCTCCAAGTCGCCCACTTTGAAATGATTCTTGCCCTGTCCGGGCAGGTCTGCGCGAAAGAAAAACAGCCGATGCTTGCCACGGCTCGATTTATAGGTCGGCGTGACGGGCGGTTCGTTGCCGAAGATCGCGAGCAGTGTTTTCTCGGCGTCCGGCCCGTCACCTTCGAAGTCGATGATGCCCGACCGCTCGCCCAGCAGGATTCCGACATTTGCGCCTGGCGTTTCTGCCCAGTGCGCAGCGATCGCGTCGGCGTCGCTGGTCGCTTTCTGCGGCCAGTCGTCAAAGATCGGGCGTTTGTCACGCGGCTTGATCGGCACGACTTGCCAGCCGAACTCCGCGTACTCCAACGCCGAATCGAGTATTTCTTGGGCCATCGTTCCATCAGTCCGTAGCCAACGAAATAAAATCGCCGGGCGGAGATCGCCCCGCCCGGCGGAACTACAATCAACCGGCAAACGCACACGCCGCGACGGCCTTCATGGGCTCGGTGAACTTTACGCGGATGACCTTGCCTTCGGCTTCGCTGATCGTGCCGATCAACTTCGGCACGACGCGGGCGAACGGCTGCCCCTCGGCCGCCGTATCCTTTTCGAGCGTCAGCGACACGACCGCGCGATAGTACGGGATGCCGGCCTTGGTCAAGCTCACGACGAACTTCTGCCAATCCTTGAGCGACCCCGGCTGGATAATCACGACCACCGGCAACGGCTCGTCGGCTGGCAGTACATACAACACGCGCTGCTCTTTGGCGGCCTTGCCGTGGCCTTTCTTGCCCGTGCCCCATTCGTTCTGCGGCAGTTTGCTCCAGTCGTACCGCCCGTCGGCCATCTTGGCCGGTTCAATCGCTCTGAGCATTGCGGCGTCGACGTTCTCCGCCGCGACCAGCCGGGCCGTCTTGAGGTCGTGCGAGACCAGGACCGGCAGACTGCCCTCCTCGGGCTCGTCACCGGCCCACAGCAAGCCACGGAGACACATGGCCACCAGAATGCCGTCGATGCTCTTGACGGCCTTGTCGTCGCCGATGGTGGGCACAAGCCACATCGTGCCGCCGCCCGTCGGGATCGGCACTCTGGTCAAGTCCGACTCGCGCAGCGCGGCGTCGGCGCCCATGTTCGCCTCCATCGCCTCGGCGATCGCACCGCCCTCCTGCAGGGCCAGATAGCCGTCCGTCTTGATGACCGCGATCGCGGTCGATG